AACATTTCTGTCAGCTAGTTGTATTAGTAATGCCTTTTCGCTATCTTCGTTACTAAGATCCATTCTATCAAATTCAATTTTAGCAGGATATTTGAAACCCATTGCTTTCTGTACAATTGCAATTTCTTGTTCCCAAAATTGTATTAAAACATCTCTGCCATATTGTAGTCTTTGAGTGAGGGTCTTTAGAGAAATGAAATTGTTTGTTGTTCCAGCAGCACCAAACGTTCCTGTTAGTGTTGGAGGAATTCCCAGGCCAGCATATACCGAATTCAAGTGAGGAATATATTTACCCTCTCCAAGAAAATTGTGAACGTTAGTATTTGATTCGACCAGTTCAATATCTGGCCCCCAAATCAAGTCCATAGTACCACCACCAACGTTATTACCTAAAATACTAGCTAGTTTAGCAGTAGCTGCTCTGGTTGGCGCTATTTTATGTTCTAGACTACCTAGTTTGAATATGCGAATATTGCTAATTGCTCCGTCGAGAGCAGCCATGTCTGCTAGTTTAAGCTTTTCAATAACAGTAATATCATCCATGATAGCATAAATCATAGGATAGGCCCATGATTGCCAATCGTCTTTCTTATAATGAAAAACTAGAGTTTTATTAGGATCAAGAGGATATGGCTTCTTAGCTTTTGCTGCTTCTATAATCTGTTCTGGTAATCCTAAAACAACAGCTTTTTCAGCTTCTGTTTTTGGACTATTAATAATTCTTCGTAATGATGGTGGTAATTGTAATTCGTAAGTCTTGTTGCTAACAAATGAAGATAATGCTCCAGCAGCAACCTCGACACAAGCAGGGTCAATAAATGTGTATTTCCAAGGAATCTCTCTTTTTTCTACAGACACTTCTGGAAGATCTGCCAATTGCATATCGGCAGAACCCAAAGCCCTATAAAGCTTATCTGCAACCTTAACGCTTATTTTTGCTGTTCTACGATCAATAACGATATTACCGCTTTTGTATATATTATTAAGAAATCTTTCGCTACGATCTTTGCCACTAATTTTTTTAAACCACTGCCTATAAAATCTTTCAATTCTTTTATTTCTGTGAACTAATCTGATGCCTTGACTAGCAAAATCACCCATCAAATCTATAACATTTTTAACCAAGCCCACACGTTGATAAACCTCATCTGCTCTGCGCAAGATGGCTTTTATTTGATTAGGAGGAGCTTCTTGTGGACGGAAAGTATAGTAATCTGATTTGGTTAAACCTGGACGACTTCCTGTTTGACCATCTAAATTAGAAAAGTCTAAGCTATATCTTCTGCCACCAGCAGCAACAGCTCTTTCTACTAAGGTAAATTCGTCTAAAGATGAAGCAGATGCTTTTAGAGCTTCCTGCTTACTGGCCAAATCATCACCCCATGTGACATACGCATCCTCTGGGATAATATTAGCGTCTTTAATAATTTCGTTTTTTGTTTTTCTGTTAGCCATATTGTTATTTTATATTGTTGTGGTTTGTAGTATGTACTTGAGTCTTGATCCAGTGTTATCGAGTGGGAGAACATAGCCCAAAAATTCTAAGTAATTTCTAATTTTATCTTCGTATAGGTCTTGTTTTTCATAACTGTCAACAGAAAACACATGATAATAAATTGGTTTGCTCTCAGACGCATTATAGTATCTATTAAATCTATTAATCAGATTTTGTGTTTGACCAATTTTTAATAAATTACATTTTTCGTCAGAAAGTAAGTATAAATAATTTCCACCAATATAGTTTTTAAGTTTTTGTCTTTCAGGAGTAGAAATACAATAGGATAAATCAGAAAATTTATTAGATATTTGATCAATCAGCATATTATTAAATTTTACGTCTGTAAAACCTAACCATTCTTTTTTATCAACGCAATCAATAAATGAGGTACTAATAAAAACATTAGAAGAGGACCATCTATCAAAAATATCATTTTTTACAGCGATATTATTTTTACATTTTTGACAATAATTTGTGCGATTATTACTTGCGTTAATATTAAATTGACGACATAATCTACAATAATTTTTGTCTTTTACTATTTTCATAAAATCTAATCGTATTACGATGCAAACGGTAATTGTATTATAGTTCTTTATACACTTTTATCTATAAATTCCCGTATAAATATCATCATTGGCGCCAGATACAAACCAATCTGGACCCTTATATAACTTTCCATCACTTTTTACGGAATTACGAGCATCTGCACCAATCACATCATAGTCTACTGGCTTAAGGGCTCTATTAATTTGACGAGCTAACATATTGGCAATTAATAAGGCACTATATCTATCTTTTCTTAATCGGCCCTTTTTTCCATGAGATAGTTTAGTTTCAGGAGTATCCCATCTGTCTCTGGCGTTGGCGTTATTACTTGTTTGTGTCATAACAATAGTTGTTAATTCATTTTTAAGCTCTTCTATCTCTAAAATACATTCACTTAAACTATCATATAAGGCGGCACTTAGGTCGGTGCTGATAATATTTTTATTTTCTTGTTCTAATGCCAAACCAAGGGTTAAGTTGTCAAATTCTGGAAATAGTAATACTTTATCCTCAAAGTCTTTTCTCATACCATGATTAGCCTGACTAGTCCATTCTGCTTTGGCAAATTGAACCAGCTCTAAAATATGCAATCCAGTTTGATCATCAGTATCTTTAGATTTGTTATCATCTATCACCGGCCATATTAGATGCTCTCCGCCATCTATTTTTAAAGGATCATGTAGTCCTTCTTCAATAGCGACACCACCACCCTGAGCATCCATACCGATTCGTATAGGAGTAAAGGTCTTCATTAAATTACGAATTTTTCTACAACAGAATCCATAAAAATCATGTTCAGTAACCAAGCCTATTTTTTGTCTTTCCTTAAAATTAGCACGATTTGTTGTCCAGCAATAGACTATACGCGAATGTGTGGGATTAACCTCTAGTATTACTATACTGAAATTGTCTTGTTCGGATGCTGGGTCAATACCATAGATATATTGCTTATTAGGATCACCGTTAATTGCTGCTGAAAATTTAATTGGCTTACTGTCTATTATGATATTGTTATTAGATACGACACAATTTTCTATCAAGCTCCTTCTAAAGAATCCTTCACTATCACTAACAAAGCAGGCAGCATATTCCATATTATAAATACCGCTATGAATAGTAGCCTTAGCTCTTGAAACCTGTTTATCATCCATAAATCCTTTGGGTATTAGCTCATATGGCATTCTAATGATACTATAGTCTTTCCAATTAAAATTACTAGGAACTTCTCCTTTAAAAATTTCTTCTAGTTTTTTAGCATCCCCCTTACTCTCTATAATCGCTTTATATCTTTTCCAATATGATGCAAAGTGCTTGAATGCGTAATCTGCTGTTCCTGATATAATGGCCTGATTGCCCATCTTAACATTGAGTGCTTCTAGCTCAGTATTCCATAATCCAGCCTCAACCATCGCTGCTTTTTTGGCTTCTTCTTTTACGTTCTGTATTGGACTAGCCGATACTGCTGCGAATCCAGAGACTACGGTTTCATAAATATCTGGAGATATAGAGGCAAATTCGTCTGCAATAATAATATGTGCTCTTAGTCCTCTGATTTTACTTCCGTCACCCATGGGAATGGCTACTGTCCAACTATCTCCTAATCTCATTGTGCATCTATCAACATCTCGACGAGGACCATCATCCCCACCGCCAAAAATACTTCTTAATATGGGACTACTACGCCATATAGTTTCCATGTATTCAAAAATGATTTTACTTTGACGAAAAGCAGCACCAACTACTACTATTTTTGTTCCTGGATAAAATGTCATTCTGACAACACAGTATAGGGCTAGCAAGAAACTTTTACCCCACCCACGACTAGCAATATACATAGGAAATGGTCTAATCCATAGTTCTTGAAGAATAGTCATCTGTATTGGATGTAATTCTATACCGAACAACAGTTTACATGTGCCTCCAATATACTTTGGGTTTCTTAGTAGTTTCATTAAATGCAAATCTGGATTTTCTATATCCAGTTCGTTTCTATGAATCATAGGATTACTATCAATCGACAGAGTCGATAGGTCTCCTAATCCGAGCCATGCATTGTCGAAAGCTACGTTTTTAGACATTATTCTGTTTAACCACTTCTAAATAGTGAATCTTTTTAAGAATCATTTCTGCAAGCTTAGCAGCGTTTGTAGCATTACCACAAAAGAACACTTTGATATTATGAGACATCTCTAGCTCTAATATATTTTTAATTAAGAAAGCTGGACTAATTTTAATCTTATCCCACATCTTTTTGGGAACAGTAGATCCTATAGGATAAACTAGAAGGTCTTCTAGATCGAATTCTAGTAATAAAAATGCGTACTTGATATTGCTCATTCTCATTATTACATCTTTGAACCTGCTTTCTACAACATTGTTAGCAAATTCACTAGCACTCTTTTTTCTTTCAACACAAATTAAGTGCTCTAATCCTTCTATGCTATAATCTCCAGTATCTAGTTTTTTATTTGCTGTAGTATAAGACTCAAAAACCCAGGGTTGTTGTTCTCTTGTGTCTACAATAATAGTAAAGTTATTATTATGAGTCATTTTTTTTATCCGCTAATATTTTTAAGAATACTGCTTCATATATATGTTCTAATCCTTGGATTAGTTTGTGATGATAATAACATAAAGTAATTCCATTATTAACATCAAATCTCAAACCAGGAAAATTAGCCCAAGTTTTAATATGATGAGCATTTAGCCTTTTACGCATAGTACATCCTAGCCATTGGCACTGATGTTTGTCTCTTTTATATACCTTGGTTCTCCACTTTTTATATTCTGGATCATCAAAATTACGCTTAAACATATGAGTTGGTTCTATATTTAGAAATATCACTATCTACCATATCTTTGACCAGATCATCAAACGACACATTAGGAGACCACCCAAGCTTATTTCTTGCCTTAGTACTATCACCTTTAAGATAATTAACCTCACAGGGTCTATAGAACTCTGGATCAATAAATATGTAATCGGACCAATTTAAATTAACATAAGAAAATGCTTTTTCACAAAATTCTCTCACAGTATATGTATCTCCAGTACTTAATACAAAATCGTCTGCTTCATCTTGTTGTAGCATTAAAAACATGCCCTTGACATAGTCTCTAGCATGTCCCCAATCTCTACTAGCCTCTAAGTTGCCCAACCCAAGTTTTGATGCAGGTGATATTGATCCGGAAACAAGTTGACCGATAAAATTAGTTATCTTACGAGTAACAAAATTTACACCTCGTCGTGGACTTTCGTGATTAAATAAAATTCCAGAACAAGTATATAGACCATAAGCCTCTCTGTATATTTGTATCATTCTATGACTTGCCATCTTGGCAACAGCGTAGGGGCTTTGTGGTAAAAACTTAGTATCTTCATTCTGATATTTATTATTACCCACTCCTACAGAATAATTAGATCCAAACATTTCACTTGTGCTAGCCTGATAAAATTTTGTACTATTAGAAAACTTCCTGATGCTCTCTAATAAATTAATAACTCCTATAGTGTCAATTTCAAATGTTGTGGTGGGCTGATTAAAACTTGTCCCAACATGGCTTTGTGCAGCTAAATTGTAAAATTCATCTGGCTTATACTTATTGATAACTGAAATACATGAGCTGGGATCGGTTAGATCAAATTCTTCTAGGTGCAGATTTGGATTAGAAATGTGTGATATTCTTTCAAGATTAGAAGAACTAGATCGTCGATATAGTCCTATAACAGCATAGTCTAAATCTAATAATAGTTCTGCAAGATATGAACCGTCTTGTCCTGTTATTCCGCTTATCAGTGCTGTTTTATTCATTGTCCACACTTTCTGGGGTTAGTAGGGGTTTATCGACAACTCCGTCTTGATAGTTATGATATCCTTGTAGCTTATACTTAACTTTTTCTGTAGCCATGCTCAGAATTTCCATTTCCTTACCTTCTCGTTCTCTCACTTCTTCATCTTCTAACATTCTAATTAAACCGACCCAGCTACTTTTCCCGTCTTCAATTCTTTTAATTCTCTGCTCTCGGGTCGCCTTTAGATCTTTACTAATTTTCTGTTGTTCATTTAATAGCTTTGTATACTCATTGGTATAATTGGCAATGCTATTGCGAGCAAAGCTCAGTTGGGTTTCCAGATTTGCAAGTTTCGGAATGTCTCTTTCTGTTTCTGTCTTTTCATATTCTTTGTCTACTTGTTTCTGAAGTTTTTCTGTTTCAGCGATGTGTCTCTTACGCTCCTTCATGCTTCTGTTAATCAGAATATCTATGGTGATGAATTGTTTAATTTGTAGTTCTTCTGCTGGTAAAACGTCTTCTCTAAACTGTTTTATTAAACCTACCCACGTATCTTCAAAGTATTCAAGCTCTCCAGTGTCAACATCAAACTGTCTCTGTATTTCTCTCCAAAAAGTTTTCGTGTGAAGCTTGTGTTTTAATATTTCTGCATCATTATCTGACTCAACAATAGATAGTTGATTCTCAGAAACATATCTTTGTACGGGAGAGACAGTACGATTGAGGTTATCAGCTATCTGCTGTAAGCTTAATGTTTTGTAGTTCTCTCTGATATATTTTTCTTCGTCGAGGCTTAATTGTCCTCGTTTTCTTGGAATGTTGTTGGCTTCCAATTGTTTGTCTCCATTAAAGTAAAAATATGTTGTTGTAATTTTTTAAGTTCTAACTTAGAAATTTTGGCCCCATGTTTAAGTTTCAGATAGCTTTCACGAAACTCGCTTTGAACATGCATATCTAAAAATTTGATTAATTCTTGATTCTGTACGTTAAGATCAAAATCTGTTGGCTGTACAGACTGATGTAATGAGGTTTCTATATAGGATGGTTGTATAATATTTTTCTTAACTTCGTTACGTTTTGCCCAGGCGGCATATAAATCACAATCATGCTTATTGTTATACTTTTCACATTGACTCAATGATACTTTGCATGTTTTGTCAAAGAAAGGACAAGAATGACAGGGTTTGTCTGGTCGCTGATAGTTATTTCTCTTATAGTTAAATAGTCTATTGCGAACATGGGTCCATAGAAAATTCTCTAATGGTCTTTTATTATCATAGTTTTCCAAGCCTTCAAGAGCGAAGATTGCGGCTTGTTGTTTCATGTCCTCTACACTATGATATGCAAATCTAAACTTATTAGCTAATCTTTTGCTAATATTTTCTAATGCTTGTAAAAACTCTTCTGTTTTAACACCATTAGGCAAATCACTCTGAGGTTTTGTCTTGATTGGTTTCTGTTGTTTTTTCATCTAGTAGTTGCGCTATAGTTTTTGCGGGCAAAGACTCTAGATCTGAGGATACGTCCTCTATGGTGCCTGATGCCCTGACGTGCAATACAGAGTCGATAATATTATTCGTTTTGATATTTATTTTGTTCATTTTTT